GTTTTAAAAAAGTACATCATAATTTTTTGATTTTAAGTTAGTAAAAATGGAGGCATTTAAAGTAAATAACCTCCATTTCCCCATTGTTAACCAAATCAAAATCAATACAAATGTACTATTTTTTTTGACTCAGATAGAAAGTTAGTTATTTTATTTTAAATGTTAATTTCTGTGGTAAAATTAAAATAATATTTTTAATCACCAAATTTAAATTGATTTTTTATTTATCCTTTACAAATTGTCCGTCAATCATTTTTCCGGTCCTCTTTGAAATTACATTGTAAGCACTTTGCAAACAATCCTCAAGCTTCAATCCTTGCATTTCAGCTTGGATTATTATTGTGACTAAAATATCTCCCAAAGCGTCAATAATTTCCTCTTTGTTGTTTTCGTAAATTGCCTCTGACAATTCCATAACCTCCTCAAATGTTTTGTCACATTGTGCGTCTGGAGTTCCGTTTTTTAATATTCCTTTTTGTTCTGCCCAGCTTATTACTAAGGCTTCGAGTTCATTGTATTTCATTTTTCTTTGTGTTATATTAAATTTATATTTTTTCAAACATTCAAATCTTGGATTTCCTGTATTATTTGTCATCTTTTCAAATCGTATTTAATTGGTTTAACGTCTTTGTGTTTTTCTGCCAGTTCTTTTGCCTCTTCTCTAAGTCTTTTTTCCTGTTCAAAAATTGTTTCTGGTTTGGCTGACTTTTTTCTCTTATTCATATTACTAATTTATTTGCCTTGCTTTGCACGATTATATATTGAAAGCATACTTTATCCTCAATTTGATTATCGTTCATCGTACGCAATGTTTTGAGCCTCATTTCAAGCTTTGCTATCTCAACGCAAAGATTGCCTACGTATTGAATTTTACATTCTTTTAAATATCGTTTGTAAAGTATCAATTGTTTTTCGATTCGATTCATTTGGGTTTTATTCGTCATCTTCTAAATACATAAAAGTTCGATTCTCTTCGATTTTGTTATTATTTATAAAATTGTAAATCTGTTGCTTTGAGTAACCAGTCTCTTTTGAGCATTCTGCAACTGATTCAAATATTTTACGGTCCTCAAGTCTTAAAACTTGTTTATATTTAATTTCTCGCTTTGGTATGTAATAGTTATTTTTTACTTTTTTACCCTCTTTAATACATTTTAAAACTTCTATATCCATTTCGTTGTATTGTGAATGATGTTTGTTTAAAAGTCTGTGATTTTTAATTCCAGCCTCAGCAAAGATTTTGTTTATAATTGAATTGCTCATTTTCATAATTTAGCTTTTATTTTGCTCTCTAAGTTGTTTTTGGATTAATCTTATTTGATCGTTTAATTTTTCGTCATTTGAGCCTTTTAAATACAAGTTATATTGTTTTTTAAGTAATTGCTCCAGCTTTGATTGTAGGTTATTTATCATAATTTAGTTTTATAAGTTTCAGTATAATATTTTTCTGCATAATATTTATCAGACATAACTACTAAGTCGCCTTCATATTTACCATTTATATAAGCATCAATAATTTGTTGCTTTTCAATTTCTTTAGCTTGTTCTAAAATTTCTTTTGGTATATAACTTGGATAGTATAAAGATTCCAACCATTCTACTGATGTTTGTTTTTTATTGCTCATAATTTAGTTTTGATTCAAATATTTGGTAATAAGTTCTTTTTTGGTATTTTATCTGGCTAATAATAGCCTGAGCCTTTTCTGCTGAAAAAAGTCGAGCTTTTCCTTTTAATGCGTCTGGGAATATTTCAAGTCTGTGGATGCGTTCTTTTATCGATCCGTAACTTACTCCAGCCATTTCAGAAATTTCAATTGCAGTAAAGTATTCGTCCGTTGGTTTTGATTCTGTTTTGATTTCCTCTGTTTTCATTTTAAAAATGTTTATAGGTTACGTTTTTGTTATTGCCAAATAAAAATTTGCTTACAATATCGATAAATTTTTCAAGTGTTTTCATAATTATTTTATTGTTTGTCTTTTTGCTTTTAATTCCCTAATATAAGGTTTCTTTTGTTCGTCTTCGCTCCAAGCCTGTATTAAATCCTCAAGCTCTAATCTATTTATTCCATCTGTTATTTTGTCGATGTAAATTAAAACTCGATCTCGAAATGAATTGTTAGGTTTTATTTTTTCGTATGATTTCTTAACGTCATCAATTGAGATTGTGCTTTCTGTTATTGTTTTTTTATTTTTTATATATTCTCGCTCTCTAGCTTCGGCTTTCATTTCCATGTATATCGGAAACCACTCTCCAAATATTAAATTGCTATCAACTCCTCTTTTTGTAGTTCCAAATGTTCCAGACCTTGCCAATTTAAAAAATAATATAATATCCTCCAGGCTGTCGTATGAAAATTTTTCTAATGTATCAACTGTCAAAACTTCTAATTGGCTTTCGCTTAGCTTTGTGCTAAATCCAAAAGAGTCAATAAATCGGTTTACTAAAACTTTGACAACTGCGAATCCAATTTGTCCGTTTTCGTTTTTAAACAAACCTCTTATAACTGGTTTGTCTAAATTTTTATCAACTGTAAGACCAATTTCCAAAACTGAAACGCTAACTGATCCAGCAACTATATTTTTAGCTAAATCTAAAGTTGCGAGCTGTTTCGGATTGGATTGCGTCCTCAAAGATTTCTCGGTTTGTTTTCTCAACTCTTCCATTATTAAAAGTATTTGATTGTTGTTTTAAATTATCATACCAGGTCCATTTGAATCCGGACCAACTTTTTTCGACACAAACTTCTAAAATTTCGTTTATATTACAAGTTCTTTGTTCAATTTCTGCAATAAAATTTTTGAATGCTGTTTCGGTGTTTGTTGCTTTTTTTGTTTTTCGTACTTTAAGCCAATCCTCAACTAATTGCCTTTCGAAGCCATAATCTAATAAACTACCTAAAAAAGAGAATTTAGGCAAAGCCGGTAAAATTTCATTTTTTATTATTTCATTTTCTATTATTTCCTCTTTTATTATCTTATCTTCTCTTATGCCTTTTGATTCGCTTTCAATTTGGTTTTGTTTCGCTTTTATTTCGGTTTCTGTTTGCTTTTTAGGTCTTCCTCCTTTTGAACCGTTTAAGCTGTTAACTGAGCTTTTGTTTGTTGCATTAAAGTATTGATTATCTAAGAACTTAATAACAATTTTGTCGTCTTGTAAATCAATAATCCCCTCGTTTAAAAGTTCCTCAAACTCTTCCTTGTAATTAAACCTTTTTAAGAATTGAATTTTAGATAAATCGCATTGCCTTTGCCAATAGTAAGAGCAAATGTTAATAAATAGTCCTTGAGCCGATAAAGTACAAAATGAAATATCTTTTGTGAGATATTCAGCTGGCTCAAATTGAAAATAAGGTAATTCCTTTGCCATTGTAAAATTATTTTATTAAAACATAAACGGTTATAAATCCAAACGCTTCTCACTTCGTTTTTCATTATAACCGTTGTTTAATATCTTTAGTTGGGTAATGTGAGAAGCCAACCACGAGCCAAATATAAAAATTATTTTTTTATAAAAAAAACTTTTACTTAATTAAATTGAGAAAATCCTATTTTATAAGGAATGTAAACAAATCCTTTTTTACGCTTAGTTCTATGAAATATAAGCCATTCGTCGTACAACATTATTTTCTTTGAAATTTCCATTGTTTTTGTATTAATAGCAATTACTTCAATTTCGTTCACGTTGAATAATTTTTGTTAGTTCCTTATATTTTATTTTTAAAACTTCAATCTCTGGAATTGATAATTTTGTTTGCACGTTTCTTTGATCCAGGAGCTTGTTAAATTTATCCTCTCCGATTCGTTCCGGAAGCTTAATTGAATACTCGTTTATGTTTCCATGCCTATGTTGATTACAAGCTACGCATTGACCATGAACGTTGTCAATATTAAATCTTAAATTAGGATAAGCTCCAACGCTAAAATAATGACCAGCATCGTATTTGCTTTTGAACTCAGCTCCGCATGAAATACAACCTAAATATAAATCTCTCTCTCGAATATAAGTATTAAAAATCTTTTGTAATTCACTTAAATAATCTTTGTGCGTTTTTAACTTTTCTTTTAAGATACTTTTTTCTTTTTTAGCCTTATTTGCTTTTAATTTGTTTGAATACTCAATCGCACATTTTGGCGAGCAAACTGGAATCAAAGGTCTGTTTGGAGTGAATATTTCGTTACAAATTTTGCAGCGTCTTGGTTTTATTTTATATTCCATTAAAATAACTCAGTTTGATAATTTATATCCTTTTCTGAATTTTTACGTTCTGACAAATCGTTTATCCCGCAAAATCCATTACATTCAAATAACGGTTCCGGCTCTCTACCTTTCATTAAATCAATGTTTTTAATTTCTGGGTAATTTGGATGCGGCTTTAAAAATACTAAACCGCCATTTTTTGACTGATCTTTTAACATTGTTACCGGCATACCTTTAAGCTCTGTTAATTTATGCTCCATTTCTGCCATTGCATCAAATTTTAAAGGAAAATCTCTTTTCATTTTTTGCCAATAACCAATACCTCCCTGAACGCATCCCGTATTAAAACAGTTATTATTTAAAAACCCTAATTGATACATTTTTGGAATTTCAATATTTGCATCCTCAACAATTTTAATACAATCCTTTTTACTATATCCATAAAGTAATAATGGGTAAATTGCTTTTGCATCTGGGTTATTTAAAGTCATTGATTTTGCTCTTTTAAACTCATCTAATTCAAAACCAAAAGCCTGGTGCTTAAATTTATTGTTTTTTTGCCATTGCAACCTAACTCGTTTTTTTAGCTCTCCAGAACAAATGGCTCCATTTGCAACGTTTAAAGATTTGTGTTTAATCCAAACGTCTTGTATTGATTTGTATTTATCTCCTAAGCCTGTAATAGTTTCTATTTCTTTACCAAACCATTTTTCACAATCTAACTTAAACCTATAAGTATCTTGATCCTCGTTTTTAGTATCAATAAAAATAAACCTTACATTTTCTATTCCAAATATGTCAATACAAATTTTGCATGTAACTGCCGAAGTTATTCCTCCAGACCACCAAGCTATTATTTTATTTTCATTCATAAATTTAAAGTTAAATCCTCGTTAGGAAGCGGACATTCTACATTAAACCACTCTTTTAAAAAATCTCTTATTTGTGAATGGTAATCTTCCTGGTCCGTTGTTGTATTTTCTGTCGTGCTTTTTGGAACGTTAATAACCTCTCCAGTCTTTTGGTTTACAATCTCAATCGTATTGAATTGCATCTTATAAAAGTCGTGTACTTTTTGGCCGGTCCAAATCTCTCCCCACTCCGTTTTTATAGCTTGTTTTGTGATTGGTACAATAATGCCCCAGTAATAACTATTTTGATTGTTAGAACGCTTCTTTTTAGGCTTTTCAAAAGTAATTAAAACATCCTTACCCTCGAAACTTTTTATCGTTTCTAAAATTTGGCTTCTATTCCTTTTTAGGTTGCCGTTAATTACGTTTGATGTGATTTGTACTTTCATATAAAAAAAAGGAGCCGAGATATCCCTTATCGGCTCCTAATCTATTTAATTAAAAAGGTAAATCTGACTCGCTAATAATGTCAGCTCCTAAAACCTCAATTTCAACTGGAGCACTTTCTTTTAAGTTACCAAAGTAAAAACGGTCCTCTTTACTGGCTCCCTTAAAATTACTTTGAAAACTTGCAACGTTTCCATATTTGTCTAATTCGTCATTTACCCAAACTCTCACGTTTAAATAAATTTTTCCATTTTCATTTTTAGAAAACGCTCGGTTTCCAACTTTTGCCTGTTCCATTAATTTACTGAAATCAATGGATCCGTAATAAGAAGTTTTAACTCCCATAGTAATAAAATTTAAAGATTAATAAAAAATTGTTCTAATTCTGGACTAACAGAATATTTTGTTTTGATTTGTTCAATTGTAGCATTTGCCTCTTTTGCCTTTTGCATCGTTTCCTTTGTTGCGTTTGGTTTGTTTTGTACCGCTTTTTGTCCGTCATCATCGTCAGCTCCAACGCAAACAAATGATTGTAAAGCATAACGTCTAGCGTAGCTTATTCCTGATCCTTGTGCTTGAGCGTCATTTATTTTATTATAAACTATCTCTGTAAGTGATTCCATTAATTCGCCTGATTCGTGCAATAAAATAGTTTTGACAAAGTTTTTTCCGTCTGTATGTACAATTGGCTGTAATACACTAATTCCGTTTGAGTTTAATACTGGAATGACTGCCTCTCTAATTGAGTTTAAGTCTGCATATTTTGACTTGAAAAATGGGTTTGTTGAGCCTTTTTTTGGATTGCTCATTTCTGTTTGTGCTTTTAATAAAGCGGTTGCAATTTGTTTCATAAGATAAGATATTTAAAAATTAAAGATATTTAATAAGTGATTGATAAACTTGATTTTCTGTTTGTTGTACTTACTTTTGGTATTTCAATACCTTCTGAGTCGTAAACTGGATTTTCTACTTTTAAAACTGTTTTAAGTAGCTCCTCTCTTTCTTTTAATTGGCTTTGTAAATCAGCATAAATTGGATCGTCTGAGTAGTTTAAGCTTTCGCCTCCGTTTCTGTAAGTTCCTTTAATTCCAAAAGCCTCGAAGTTCTCTTGTCCTAAGCTTTCCTTTAATTCAGCTTCAATAATTGATAAAGCCTCTTTTAATCTTAAAGCCTGAGCATAAACCTCAACTTTGTTCACTTCTCCGGAATCCAATAAATTAGATACAAATTTTTTACTGGTAAATTGAATTTCTTTTTTTGACGGGAGGAAATTAGTAGTTTGTAATTCCTGCTCTCGCATCAATTCGAATAATTGTTTTGACATGATTTTTGATTTTGATTTTGATAAACAAATTTAATAAATATTTTTTAATTATCAATACTAAAAAGCATTTATTTTTTTTACTGGCTTTAATATTTGCAATTTTACATTTAAGCCGTTTTTAATAATACAAAGATCCCTCGCTTTTATAGCCTCAATCTCAGTATCGAAAAATCCGCAAAAGTAAGTTACTCCAACATGAGTAACTTTTGATTGGTATTTACAAATTCCTCTTTTATAATTTACTCCGGTATATTTATTCATTTGCTAAAATTTCAGTTATTGCCTCTTTTTCTTGAATGATAAGAATTTCAAATATTTGCCTTTCGTGAATTGTTAACTCTCCCCATGTCCTTCCGTTTAAAGTAACTCGGCCGTTTACTAAAACTAATTTAATTTCGTGCGACAATCTTTCTCCTTGCACCATTGGCTCCGTTCCGATAATTTTTTTCATTTTATTTTGATTTTGATTTTGATTTTGATTTTATTGTTTCGTCATTTAAATAAGGTTTTGTCATTTCAGCTATAAAAAGCTTTATTTGACTTTCTATTGGCTTAGGTAGTAAATCATTATACTTAAATGTTTCAATCCCTCTTTTGTATTTTGGCTTTCTCCCTGCTCCTCTTTCGTTTTGTGTCATTTTTTAATTGTTTTTAAATTTCTGTTGCTTCTTTGATTAGTTGTTTGATTTCCAAAGTTGTACTCCAAGATTTTGTATCTGTTTCGTGTTCTTTAATTATTTTACCCAACATTTCCAACATTTTAGGTGCTTTTGATATTAGTAATGCGTTTGCGTGTGCTTCTTCACTTGTTACAATAGGTTCTGCATCTCCGTAAAAAGTACGAGCAATAATATCTTTGTCACTTGCAATGTTAAACCATAGTCTTTCATTGTTTTGGTTTTTAATTTTCCACTTTCCTTTTGTTCCTTTAAATTCCATAATTGTTATTTATTTTAATTTAAGGTTATTACCTTAATGTTGTTTGTATATTTTAAGGTTATAGCCTTTTATTATTTTAAAGATTTCATGTATTTTATTGCCGGCTCTGGATTTCCGTAAGCTTTAAGAAATTTTGTTGAAATTGTAATCCCTAAAAATAGAATTTTTTTGTGGACGTAAAACATTTTTTCTTTGTAAGTAAGCTCGTAAACTTTTTTAAATGGTCTCATAAATTGATAGTATTATTTGTTTTTCTTTTTGCTCTTCGTAAGTAAGGACTCCAAATGTTGAAAATGAACTCTCCAGCTCAGCCAATCTTTTTAATTGACGTTGCAATTGTAAGCAATGCTTTACTTTATCCTCAAACTTTCGTTCCATTCTGTCTAATTGCTCGATAAGCAATTGCTCCTCTGTGTATATTTCCTCGTCTGCTCGCTCTCTTTCGTAGCCTCCAGCTTTCCAAGTGTCGTAATTATTGCTCATTTAAAATGTCGTTTATAAGTTTAACACATTTCTCAATACTATTTGCGTTGCCAATTGGCTCCTCGCTGTTTTCCATATTCCAGAAAATAAATTTACTTTCCGGATAAGCTACGTGATAATTCTCGTTAAGCTCAATTTTGTAGTTTTTAAAAGTCATAATATTAAGATCTAAAAATGATTTGAAATAAAACATACATTGCCATTAAATAAGCGAAATTTTGTTGATTGATTGATTTTGATAAAAAGTTTTTCATTGTGTTTGATTTTGGTTATTAAATTAATTTCTTGGACAAATTTAATTTAAATTTTTTAATTACCAAATAAAATATTAATAAAAATTAATAAATATTAAATAAAATATTAAATAAAAAAAACCACTCTTTTGGAATGGCTTTATTTTAAAGGGTTTTAAAGGTAATTTAAAAAATATAATTATTAATAGTTTTTTGCTTTTCGTAGTAATTCATTGTCGTAAAACTGCTTTTTGTGTTTTTAAAGTTAACCTTTACCCAATCGGACGGAGGACTAAATGCACCAAAGTTTTGATATTCAAAAGCTGTTGAGCTGGTTAAGTCAAAAAGTAACTGATGACTGTCTCCCTTAGAAAACTCAATTTGATAGCAATGTAATTTATATTCGTCAATATAGTTTTTTATCTTTTCAATTTGTACAGCATCCAAATGCGGTTTAAATCCAAATTTCAAACTCTTATCGTCTTTACCATGCGTAAGAATAAAACAACGATTTTGTACCAAATAATGGTCAATAAATTTCCTCTGGTTAGTTACTGCGACATTTTTATATTTTAGCTCAATATAAGCCTTAAAAGCCGAATTAACAATATAGCCAAAAGCACCTGAATGATTATCGTTGCAAATGTTTACAATTTCAATTTTATCGTAATATTGTACCAAAGCATCAATTAAGGTTATTTTGAAAGTCAAAGCAACATCAAACGCTTTTTGGTTATCCATATTTTGAGGCAATTCATGACCTCCTCTGGTTGTCATTCCATTATAACCGTCCATAAAATCGCCTAACTCATGAATTAAAAGTATGTTTGATTTTTGATTGTTTATAATTTCATTTACAAATATATCTCTACGTTTAAAAAGCTCCTCTTCGTTCCAGGCTCCGTCATAAAGCGAATGACCGTCGCTAACTTTCATTCCAACGTGAACATCGGTTAAAACAGCTCGATCAAACAAAGCCGTTTGTTTTACTTTTTTAGCCTTTATTTCAACTGGAGTAATTTTACCGTCAAAAAACTTTGAGAAGTCAATTTGCTCCGGATCAACAATTGCCTCTTTTATTGGCTCAGTAATAATCCATTGTTGACCGTTTGTTACGTTTGTTGAAACTCTTTTAATTTCATGGTTTGAAGGAATATCAATCAGTTTCTTTTGCCCTAACTTTTCAACTGTGGAAATTACTTTCCCGCTGTCGTTTAAAGTTCTGCGAACCTCTTTAAATTCTGTTTGTTGAAATTCTCTAAGTTTTTGTAGTTGCTTAACTTGCTCTTTTGAAAGCAAATACCTTTGATTGCCTGATGAATTTTCTGTTTTATTTTTTAAAACCAAACCCAAAGCAATAGCTTCCATTTCGGTTAATCTAATTCTTTGCTTTGACATATTTTAGATTTTTTTATTGCATATCGCAATATAAGGTTATTTTATAGAAACAACTTATTTTTAATTTGTCTATAAATATACATTCCGGCCGGAATAAGTAGGAGCCAGAAATAAACAAAATAATTTGCTTTTTTATCTGTGGTTTTATTCTTTACGATTTTATTCTCTTGTTTCTTTTTTGAAACTTGTTTTGAGGCTTTTTTAGATACAATTTTAGTTGAGGTATCTGTATGCTCTTTTTTGCTTTTTTTATATCTTAAAACAGCGTTTTTATAGCTAATTCCGTTTACTACCATTTCAACACCGCAAACCTCCGGAGTAATTTCTACCTCTTCGTAGTTTTCAACTATTATAATATTGTTTTTTATTGTAGAAAGTGAGTCTTTTTTCTCAATTGAGATTGAGTCGGATTTTAAAACCTCTTCGCTTTTATTAATAGCCACTTTCCTGGATGCACATCCAAATAAAGTAATTGCTAAAAATAAAACGATAAATTTTTTCATTAAAAATTAGTATAGTAAGTTTTAATTCCATTTCTCTTTGCTCTTAAAACTTGCTTTTTATTTGCTCCTTTGTTAAATGAAACATGAACCCAGTCTGGATTTGAATCATTGCCAAACTCCCAAATTAACTGATCAAAGTCTAAGTTTTTTTTAATGTAGTCAAAAACTTGCTTATTTGTTATGCTAGTACCGTCTACATCGATGTCAACGGCTTGACCTAAGCAATGTTGACTCTTTGCGGCTCCATTAACTGCATTATTTAAGATTCTGGAACGGTAACCGCTAGAAATGTGAATAGGAACCTTAAAATGGTCCCTAATTGGTTGAAATACATTTAAAGCTAATTCCTTTAAGTTTTCTAAATGCTCAGCGGTTGGCATATTGTTTATGCCTCTCCTTTTTGCCGATTCACTTCTTACAACTTCGGCAAGTGATAAATTTTTAGATAGTTGCATTATTTTTATAAATCAATATTATTTTTATTTGACTTAATCATTTCCTTAATCTTTAAAACTGTATAAAATATTGAGACGATCAATAATACTATTTTTAATATTGCTTCAACATTAGTAAAAGTGATAAACATTGTTAAAACATTCATTATAGTTAATTTGATGTCGTCTTGTGTCATTTTATTTATTATAAATGCGTTCAACAATATCTGAAAACCCTTGTAATGAAATGTAAGCGGTTGCAATTATAACCCAATCTTTACCGTCTATATTATTAGAAAATAAAGCGGCAGAAGCTATTACAAAAACCGATAATTTTCTACTTACCCATTTGCTTAAAAACAAATCTATTTTTTCCTTTCTACTCATTTTAAATTTAATAAAAGGGGATGCCTCAACACCCCCAGACTTTTTAATTAACCAATTCTTTTTTAACTTCTTTATCCTCTTCCTCTTTTGGTGCCAATACACTAATTGCCTGAGCTACTGCCACAGCGTCGTTTAATTGTAATAAACCCCCTTTTTGAGCTAAATGAGCCACTTGAATTAAGATTTCGATTGCTTGTTTGGTTTCCATTTTGATTGATTTAAATTAATTATTCAAAGATATAAAATTTATTTAGCTTTTAACAATTCAATTTCAGATTTAAGTTCTTTTATTGCGTTTACCATTGCGACAAAAATAGCTTCTTTATCTAACCCCAATCTTACAACTTCCTCTTCGTCCTCTATTGTTGTAAATTCTTTTACTAATTCTGGAATAATTTCTTGAACCTCTTGCGCAATAAAACCAAATTGTTTTCCCTGATTTATTGTGTCATTTTTCCATAAATAACTTACCGGTCTTAATTGTAAAATTTCATTTAAACCAAATTGTAAATCTGTAATATCGTCTTTTAAACGCTCATCCGATGGATTTGTACTTGTTAAAGTTCCGCCATTTGAATAAACCAATCCTGTCCCTAAAGTAGTAAGATTAAGGTCTCCTCCTGTTCCTATACGCATACGAACTGATAAAGATGCGTTAAACATTGTAGAAAATATAATTTCTCCTTTTTCAGATCCTGGAGTTCCGTCTGTCAAAGAACTTCTAATTTGTGCTAAATTTAACTTTCTTGAACTATTACCTAGAGCCGATAAAACTAAAGCACCACCATTACTACCAATAGCAGTTCCGTCATAAATATCTAATAAAGTACCTGTACTTGTTGTTCCAATTCCTCCGCTTGGAGAAGCTGTTCCTATTCCTACTTTACCATCTGAAGCGATATGCATTCTTGTTATATCGTCTGCTAAAGTTGCAATACTATAAAATGTTGACCCTGAACTTGTAGCCCATCCAACTGTTGGGGAAGCGTTTGAAGGTATGTACCAAATCGAACTAACTCCATCATTATTTCCTCTTGGACCAACTCTTACAGTATAATATTGAGCTCCGTTTGTATTTGTGTTATTTATTTGAATACCTCCAAATGAATTTTCATATAGTTTACTATTTGCTAAAACATTAGTTCCGCTAAATTTTGGTAAAAAATTACTATTTCCTGTTCCTGAAATTGGGTTTGGAACATTTCCAGCATTCCAAACTATATTTCCATTTATTGTGACATCGTTGTTACTTAAACCTCCAGAACTTCCAGTAGCGAAATTTATTTTATCTGTTCCGCTATCATTACCAATATAAATTTCTAAAACTTGGCTTTCTCCAGAACTTGCATATAATCTAATTCCTGAAATATCTGAAATTCCTCCAAATGGGTCATTTGGGAATCTTAATCCTTTTGTATAGTCTGTGGAGCTTGAAGATTCTTTTAATACTATTTGACCTGTCATTGTACCACCTGACAATGGTAAATAAGAAGTTGAGTCTAAAGAGCCGTCTCCTTTTATAAATTGTGAGCTTGTGCCTCCTAAAATAGTTCCTAAGCTTTTATTTTTCCATAAATCGGATGAGCTTTCGTAAGTCAAAAAGTCTTTATTAGTTTTTGAGCTAATTGCAACATCGTGCAATTCGTCAAGCTCATAACCGTTTTGTATTTTAACCTCAATTTGCCCTAAACTTGCATGAGAGCGAGTTACTACTCCAACATAAACTAAATGAGCCGGAGCTAATTGTTTTGTCGTTGTATAAGCTCCAGCAGTTGTTGAGGATAAATATAATTGTGACCCCTCCGTAATTGAGGAAGTATTTAATCCTATAATATCTCCAACGCAAACAACATATCCGTTTGCATTGTTTGAAATATCAGCTTGAACTAATCCAAAAGTTTGAGCCGATGTTGAGTCGCCTGTTGCTAGTGCTTTTGCTATTGTTGGCTTATTTCCACTCGCTCCGTTTATATAAACAACTGTTCCTTTTGTAATTGTTGCTCCGGATACGTTTCTAACTTCTCTTACAACAGTTCCAGCTTGACCAGCAACTGGAAAAGTTATTAAACTCCCGTCTCCAGCAATATATTGAGTTGTATCTCCAGTCGGATCGTCAAACTTTCCGTCCAATGCTGTTTGAGTAGCTGTTGAAATTGGTTTATCCGCATCGGATGTATTATCCACGTTACCTAATCCAACGGCTGACTTATTTAATGTTTGCCAAGATTTGTCCCCTCTCCAATATTGAGCGGTTGTTCCAGCAGCAATGTCATCCTCTTTTGCGTTTAATGCACTTTGTAAATCTGTTTGGTCGCTTAAAGTTCCTACTATCGCTCCCCAAGTTGGTGCCTCGTCTGCAATTCTTACATAAATAGTTCCGGTCCAACGATATATAAACCCTGAGTCTAATGTAACGTAAATTTTCCCAGTTTCTCCACTTACTGGCAAAGCTGCAAAATCGGCAACCTCGACAACGTCATCTACATAACTTGGTAATTGTGAACTTGGAACCTTTCCAGCTACCAAATCCGCTTTTAAATTTAAAATACTTTGTAGGTCTGTTTGATTTGATAAAGTGCCTACTATTTCTCCCCAAACCGCATTCCCTGGAGGAGCATCGATTGGAATTTCAACACCAACAAACCAATAAGTCCCGTTTGAAACTAATGCGTTTAATTCCTCGGTTACTGTTATCGTAGAACCCCCTCCGACATTATTGTAAGTCCCTGGTCCTACTAATATAAATTCTTGAGTATCTGTTGTCGGTAAAGTGCCTCCGTTTGGAACAGATACAGCTCTAAAACCAACAGCATCATTGGCACCAATAAAAGCTGCCAAATCTGTAATTGTTGCCTTTTTTAGCAACCCATTAACTTCGTGAGGTATAAAATCACTCCCCGATATTTCCTCCGTTGGTAATTGACCAACCTTTATAGATGTATAATCCATTATGTAACTTTTATTAAATTAGTATTTCCGTCTTGTACTATTGTTGTAAGGTATCCGTTGTTTAACAATAAAGTCTCATCGCTAGCAGTTGTAAAAGCCTCTCCATATCCTGTCAAAGTTCCATTAAATGTAATTAGCTCATTCACTGGAGTTGCCTCGCTTAAATCAGTAATATAACATTGTCCGTAATCAACAATTGGAAAAGTACTCCCCATAATTTTCCAATCTAATAAAGTCCTATTTCTTTTTAGAACTTTTAAAAGATCGTAGCTTGCCTTTGTTGTATCTCCTTGCTCTGTTGTCGTTAAAATTTGGATTCCGTCAAAAGATATATTATAAGATTGCATCACCGGACGAACCGAAGTCCAACCCTGATTTTCTCTTGTTGTCGTGTCTATTGTGTCAACGCTTTCAGAAAATGAATTTTGATTTAAGCATCCAATTGGAATAAATACATCCTCAACTTTAATATACAAAATTCTGTCTTCTCCTTTATAATTTTCCATATTTATATATTAAGGCACAAATTCAATAATAACATCTCCAACCGCACTTCCGTATTCGGGAGCTACATTCAAACTAAAATTTGTACTATTATAACTTCCTTCAGCTAATGTAAAGTCTCCAGAATAAGCAAAACTATTTGTTGTATTGCTTACCATTCTAGTAATTCCATTTATTGTAATTGAAGCCGTTGCAGTTGCAACTCCGGTACTTACTTTTACTCCAATTCTAAATTTAGCACTTGTTGAGCTATTTACTGAAATTATTGTTGTTTCGTATTTAGTACCGTTACTAGTTACGTAATAAGTAAAACGATCCGGAATAATTGAATAACTTGGTAGCGTGCAACTTCTTACATCTGTTAAAACCGGACAACTTGCTCCTCCATTTTCTGGAGAAACTAAAATCGTTCTTGTTCTCGTTTCTACTCCTCCAATACAAGGTCCCCAATCACTCCACTCAGAAACTAAGCAATCAACTGGAGGTAAAGGCTCTTGACAATCTCTTGTCTCAATTGTTGGTCCGCAAGGATTACCTCCATATTGCGGAGAAACTACTATTGTTCTAGTCCTAGTTTGTAAACCTCCGGAACATTCGCTCCAATCACTCCAATCACTTAAAACGCAATCAATTGGAATATTTCCGTCTCCAATTCTTGGCTCACCAAATCCAGTAAGCGTTCCACTAAATGTTAGTAGCTCATTTACAACAGCCGACTCAGAAATATCAGTAATGTAACAAAACCCTGAGTCTACAACTGGAAAATTAGCTCCTTCAATTTTCCACTCTACTAATTGACGACGTCTTTTTAAATCTTTTAAAGTATCATAACTTAAAAGATTAGTATTAAAAAATTTAGTTAGTATTTGAATACCACTAAAAGTAATTGAATAAGATTGACTTAATATTTTGTCTGTTTTCCAACTTGCAGCTCCTCTTGTTGTCGTTTCAAAAGCTTCGGCACTTTCGCTGAATGAGTTGTCTGAAATACAGCCAATCGGCAAAAATTCGCCATTTATTTTTAAATATAAGATTCGCTCTTCTCCTTTGTAGTGTTCCATATTACAAATGTATTAAATTTTAGGACGTTATTGTAGGTTTAACTGTATTTCCATAATCTAAAATCAAATTGTATTTTATGTCATTTAATTCGCTAGTAAATCCTTCTAAAAGTTTTAACGAAACAATGTTAGATTTTGTATTATAACTCCACTCAATAGGCATAAAAACGCCAGTCAAGCCGTCAATTGTAATCACCGACAAATATGGAACTAATCCGTAAGCATCTCCGGAAAACATTTTAGCAGCACTTTGAGAAATTCTCAAAATATCCTCTCCAGCAATTTGCAAAACTGGTTTGCTTTCTGAAAATCCACGTCGAAACCATTTTGATGTAGGAGTAATTGAATCGTTTTTATAGATTGCCCCTTCGTAAAGTAAAGACGGACTATCTCCATTAAATATCTCAATACTTTCCGCTGCAATACTACTAGGACGATTTTGTCTTTGTACCGTATGAGATTCACCGCTTGCTCCGGTAGAAGCTGTTGAAGACGTATTTTGAACGTCTGCGAAAGTTATTTCGTAAATACCTCCCAAAGTACTAGCGTTTGGTTGGAAAGCTTCAAAACAAGCTATTTTTATCGTTCCGCTATGTCTTAAAGGATTAGCTTTTACTGTAACGTTTAAAATTGGATCAACTGCAAATCTTAGCCTTGTATCTGTTGCGGTCCAGCTTCCGTCCTGCTTTAAATAATCAATTCCTCCGCTTCCGTTTGTATTTGTAACTTGAAACTCTGTAATCCCTCCATAAGGTGAATTAAAAATGTTTGACCTTAAATTAATTGCAATTGTATCGTTTAAATTTAAACTGATTGGATTTGAAATTGCCAAAGTATACAAAGGCGGGTCTGTAAAACCTCCAAGCTTTGTTTTTGTCATTAATCCCTGAGTCTTTAAAGGATCATAAATAAAAAGATTTTCGTTATATAAATCCCAACTTGAATAAACTGTTCCTTCGTGATTAAGGTTTGGATTTGTTACTAATGATTTTGCAAATCCGTATTTATAATTTAATCGAACGCTAGAAATTGATCCTTTTATTTCTATTTGTTGATTTCCTCCAGCATGATGCGGATATCTGTTATTTATATGGCTACCTAATGTAAAAGCGAAGTTTTTAGTATTTATTCTGTCAAAAGCGTTTGAGTTTTTTAAGTAATGTCTAAATTTTACTAAAGGATTTCTTAATAACTCATTTGATTTATAAATATACCATTCGCCATCAATTTGACAAATATTTGCATTAAATAAATTTAATACAGAACTAAGAACCTCTTGGCAATTCATTAAAGTATCGTTGTCTCCTTTTTTGAAACGGTCAACGCTCAAATAAGTCTCATTTAAAGGATCTAATAAATCCGTTGGACTCAAACCTTCGTAGTAAATATTTACGCTTGTGTTAATTGGTAAATTTAAATTTGTTCTTTTTAAGCAATTAAATACAACATCAATTGCACTCATTCTGCCAGTAAAAGGAAATCCGTTTGGTTGTACAAAAGCTAAGTCTTTTAATATTCCTAATCCGTCAACGCAAGTCAAAGAAAGCATCCAACGCTCACTAACAAAAGATTGATAAATTCCGTCCGGTTTTAAAAATCCGTCAAATAAAAGTTTGTTACCTCTAAAAAATAGTACCGAAAAGACGTTCTCCTCTTCCGTATATAAATCCTCCAAAGTAAGCGATAAATCCGCCTCTAAATTTAAATCCAAACCATTTCCCCTAATCGGATCTAGTAAGTCTTTTGCGGTACCATATTTTAAAACTCCATAACCATTTATTTGCCTTGCAGTTCCGGTAAATCCTTTTTTATATATTCTAATGTAATAATCTATATTTTCAGGATCTGTATATTCAGCAAAATAAATCAAACTTGGAACTTCTCCGGTAATTATTTTGTCACTTATCGTAATCTCTTCGTTTAATTCTGAGCCGTAAGAAACTACAACGTCCTCAATATTTACTACAACCTCAATTGTATCGTTTACCCTAGAATAAGTAATATTTGGGTGATTCCAATTGTTTTGCAAAAATTGTAAAGTATTGTCAATTGTTTCCGGTTTGTATGTTTTTAGCTGTATATCAAATAAAGGCTCATTAACTCCAGAAATATAATTTAAATCTAAAACTGTTTCGCCATTATTATACAAAATATCTCCAGCTTCAATCGACAACGTATAATTAAACGCATTCCCTAAAACTGGATTATCTAAAAAGTCTATTGTTATTTTTACAGCCATAATTTATCCTACTAATCCGCTTCCACCTAAACGAAGGTTTCCTTGCGTTGTATT